GCAAGCAAAAGCGCCAAGCGTTGTTGAAATCAAAGCAATGACCTGTGTGGTCTGTGGCAAAAAGACCATCGTGCCGTATGGCAGGCTACGTGGTGACAAATGCACCTGCTCCAAGGTGTGCTACGAAACCTACATGAAAGGAGATAGATATGCCTAAACGTGTTCTATGGACCTGCGCATATTGCGGTCAGTATATTTACTCTCAAGAGCGGTGCCGTGTTCGCACAAACCCCACCAGTGGGCGAGTTGAACACTACCACTACCGACCAGAGCAAGGTATCGACTGCCTAGCCGAAGAAAACCGCGCCGTGAAAAGCATGCGCGAAATGGACGACGACATTGAGCTACATGCTCATCTAGGAGGTGAACGTGACTGAGAAGGTGAAGCTGTGCCATGTGTGCGGCTTCCCCTGCCATCGTGACAAGTACATGCGTACTAAAATTGTTGGTGGCCTGGGAGGTACGCGCTTCTACTTCCACCACAAATGCTGGTGGAAAGCCAACGAAAAGAGGAGACATTACTGATGATTGTACCCTGTGCATGGTGTGGACAACTGTTGACCAGACACGACCCGCAAAAGGTTGTCTACAACGCAAAAACCAAAGCCGCCAAGTATTACCACCTTATATGCTGGCAAGAAAAGCGGTACCACGAGAAACGTGCTGAAGAACTGAAGCACAAACATGACTACGGAGGTATGCCGTGAAGATACGAAACGAGCCGCCCACTCTTGACGGGCACATCCTGCAACTGATAGCAGTGTTCATTGTACTGATTATCCTTGCGTGGACTGCTGACGCAAAGGAATACGAGCTGGTCATAGTGGAGAACCTGGGTACGTGTAGCGCATACGGAGCAGCACAGGCGGCCATCGCCTTTGAGGAGGGTGGTATGGACAGCATGCAAGACACACTGAGTGTCCTTGCAAGCCGTGGCGAATGTGAGAACTACAGTGGCCCTGCTGTTATCACAGAGGCCATTGACCAACGCTCCCACGGCATAGACATCATCACGGTGTTTGTCGCCTACATCAAGGACGGTGAACTGGTGTACGTTTTCACCAAAGAGGTGGCGATATGACCATCGACAACACTCTGATACTTGAGTACGAAGAAACCGACACGGTGAAAGAAGTACAAGTCCACCAGGGTGATGTCATGATGGTGTTCCCTTGCTCGGAACAAGAAGCAGCAACGATACTGTTGTCCTTGTTGGAAAAACTCTACCCAAACCCTGAGAACGTAGGGTATATACAAAACCTACGTGCAAGAATTGAACGAGGCACCAATGAACTACAATGAGCGAGCGCCACAAGCGCCTTAGCCCCCACATAACGGGGGCTTTATGTTGTATACTGCTGTATACACCCTAGTTAGGAGAAAGCACTATCCCAACTGGGCTCATGTGGGTAGCGTGTCAGCTCACGTCCATGTGGGAAATGAGGGAGGCGACGGTGGATAATTGAAACTTGAGCGTCCCTGTAGCTGCAACCCCTGAGTTCACTGTGCAAGTGCAGGGGTTGGATTGTTTTAACAGGTGGTTGTGGAAAACTTCAAAACAACAACACATGAGGTGGTAGACTGTAAATAGTATTTACAAGTTTACAACAGCCCCATGACTAGACGCGAACGGGAACTCGCTGAACGCAAAGAGCTAAAGCGACTGTACCCCACAACGCCTAACGCAGAGCTTGCCATACATTTCAATACTACGGTTGCCGCCATAAAAAACAGGGCGCAACGGTATGGCTTGAAAAAGTCCACCGACTATGTGGATAAGCTCGGAAGAAGCACGGGTGACCGTGCTATTATTTTGAATGGATCAACTACGGAGGACTCCGAGATGAACAGCACATTGAAACGACGCAAGGAGATGAAGCGTTTGTGGAATGAAATGCAGTATGGAATAAACAGCTGGCTGCGCCAGCTATGGCAAAAAACGTGATGAACTCTGCTTATGAATGGATTATTTTTTTCTCTAGCAACGCAAACGCTTCAAGAGCAATAAATACTGGCTCTTTTAGAGGGAAGATGAAGAATGTGTTTGATATTCCCCCACAGAGAAATAATGAGTTCTCATCAGTTCACGCGGCAACAATGCCAGTTGCTTTACCGCTAGAAATTATCAAATACGTTACAAAAAGTGGTGATGCTGTATATGACAACTTTGCTGGGACTGGAACTACCCTCATAGCAGCAGAAAAGACAGGACGTATCTGCTACGGTATGGAACTAGATTGTAAATATACAGATGTTATAATAGAACGGTGGTGTCAATATACAGGCATTCGTAACATCAAGAAAAATGGAGAAGACTACTACTGGGAAGAAAAAGCAAAACAATGAGTATTTTCGTGAGTATTACCGCAAGAACAAGGAACGTATATCTGCAAGGAATAAAGCAAAATACAGAGCAGACCGTAGCGACCCAGAAAAACTAAAAGAGCACAGGAAACGAGCGACAGAGGCAACAAGACGGTGGCGAGCGAAACACCCAGAGAAAGTAAAAAAACAACGCAAGCGAGTTTATGAAAAAAGAAAGTACAGAGCATTTGAGATGGTTTCAAAGACTGGCAAGGTTGAGTGTGAAAGTTGCGGGTGTGATGAACTTACTTTTTTGGAAATTAATCACATCAATGGCGGTGGGTGTCAGGAACACAAGCAATCAGGTCGTATTGCCGCTATGGACAGAATCCTTAAAGGCGAGCGTGAGACAGGCGACTTAAACTTACTTTGTAGACTATGCAATGCACATCACCACCTAGAGTCAAAGAACCCAGAACAAGCGAAACGATTAGTGGTGACATGGGAGTCGATGTTATCGTGCAACGCTATGTAGACTACACTGGAAATGCTACAATTAAGAAGAACGGTCAAGAGATTGTATGGCAGACACAAAACTAACACCAGAGGTACGGTCAAAAATTGAGGAGGTAGCTGCGCTCGACGGTAGTGTGCGAGAAATGGCGTACTATGCAGACGTTTCACATCAAACTATCTACAACTGGCTAGACCCAAAGAGTGACTTTTTTGACAAAAAACTAGCAGACCGTGTAGAGAAGCTACGAGAACGACCAGTCCTGAAAGCACGGCAGACTATAGCCAAATCACTCGATGACCCACAGCACGCTAAGTGGTATCTCGAACGCAAGAAGCGCAAGGAGTGGGGACAGAACGTAGACATCACATCAGACGGCAAGGAACTACCACAACCATTGCTCCATGTACTCGATCACAACAGCAACCAAGAGGGTAGCGGAACTACAGAAGAAGATTAGGGCCATCCAGGGAGGAACGTCTGCCAGCAAGACTATCTCAATCCTCCTCTACCTCATACACCTTGCACAGTCGGACACCACGCCGACCCTCACTTCAGTTGTTTCAGAGTCAGTACCACACCTCAAACGTGGTGCTATTCGTGACTTCAAGAACATCATGGTGGACCACCACTACTGGAACACAAAGCTGTGGAATGCTAGTGACAGCATCTACACATTCGAGACAGGTTCGCAGATAGAGTTCTTCTCAGCTGATATGCCGGACAAGCTCAGAGGTGCACGGCGTGAGCGTCTGTTCATCAACGAGGCCAACAACATCCCACTCGACGCGTTCGACCAACTAGAAGTGCGTACCAAAGAGTTTGTCTATCTCGACTGGAATCCGACCAACGAGTTTTGGTTCTACACAGACGTGCTCAACAACCGAAAAGACGTGGACCACATCACGCTCACATACCTCGACAATGAAGCACTCAGCCAAGAGATTGTGGATGCTATTGAAGCTCGCAAGAACAGACCGGGTTGGTGGCAGGTGTACGGACTGGGACAGTTAGGCGAAGTCGAGGGCAAGATATACAAAGACTGGGCTATTATCGACGAGATACCACACGAGGCCCGGCTGGAACGGTACGGACTAGACTTTGGGTACACCAACGACCCGTCAGCAATCGTCGCAATCTACTATCACAACGGCGGGTACATAGTCGATGAGATTGCGTATGCAAAGGAGATGAGCAACCGGCAGTTAGCGGATGTCATCAACGCACAGGAACGCAAAGCACTCGTCATAGCTGACTCAGCTGAACCCAAGTCGATAGATGAGATACGAACGCACGGCATACAAATCACCGGAGCACAGAAGGGCAAGGACTCGGTACTGCACGGCATACAGTTGATACAAGAGGAACGCATGAGCATAACCAAGCGTTCTGCAAACATCATCCGGGAGTACCGCAACTACTTATGGGACACAGACCGACTAGGAACGATACTCAACGTACCAGAGCATGAGTTCAGTCACTCAATGGATGCTATCAGGTATGCAATGCAACACCTCAAGCGCGGCAACAAATCAGCACAGGACGAAATAAAGAGCTTCTACGCTTCACTGAAGCATCGACGACCAACCCTACAAGGAGCTGCTGACTAGTGGTGTGGTACTATTACGCCATATGAAAGCCCTAGATTACATACAACAGCAACGCGTGACCTACGAGACACGCGAAATAGAGCTACCGGGGGGTGGGGAGTTTTCGCAATCAGAACAGATTGCTCGAAACAACGCAAACTGGCGTTCAAAATATTATCAAGACGGTGCACATGATGACATCATTGGTGACTATCCATATGACAACATCGTCAAGCCAATCGTGCTCCTAGAAGCACGAGCAACAGACTTTGATGTAAAGCACATCGAGGTAGAACCAGCACGACAGGACCGAGAGAGCCGCGTCAGTGCAATGCTCCGAACCAAAGCACTACACAAGTACGCACGAGAGCACAACCTACCCAAACTACTAGATGACATATCGTTTACCCGCGCCAAGCAGGGTGGTGTGTTTGTAAAGAAGACAGAGGATGGGCCAGAGGTAGTTCCGTGGGAGAACGTCATAACCGACCAGACACAGATAGAGGGTGTGATAATCGAGCGCCACTACTACTCGCCATCCGAACTGAAAAAGATGAAGGGCTGGGACAACATCGACGAGGCAATCACCACAGCTGAAAACAGCAAGGAAGCAGACACCGACAAGACTGCCAAGGACAACATCACGCAGGGAGAGTTCATTGAAGTGTTTGAGCTACACGGTGAGATACCAGTGGCAATGCTCAAAGAAGCACAGGGCGAAGAATACGAAGAAGAAGAAAACGAACACGAGTATGTGCAAGCCATGATCGTGTGCACGGTCAACGAAGTACAGAACGAAGCCGGGGACATCGAGAACGAGGGCATCATCATGTTCGCGGATGAGGAAGATGAAAGCCCGTACATGTACCTTGCACGCAATCCACAGGTGGGCCGTGGCCTCGGTGAGTCTGTGTACGAATCACTTCGGGAGCACCAGAAGTGGCACAACTACAGCAAGACCGAGGAAGCTCGTATGCTTGCTATTGCCGGTAAGGTGCTATTCAAGACCAACCAACCAAACGCAATGACCAGCATCTTTGACGGCAAGATAGACCACGGAACGGTCCTACCACTTGGCTCAGATGAAAACGGCAATCCAAACTTCTTTGAGCAGGTCAACGTCATTCCACAGAGCACCCCGGTATACCAGAACATGCGTGAGGAATGGGCGCAGAGTGCTCGTAGTACCACATCAGCACATGCAGCAAAGCTCGGTGAGGAAGCAAAAGCGGGTACGCCATTCCGTGCTCAGTACTTGCAGAACGTCGAGGCAAGCTCTCAGTTCGAGAAGTACCGCAAGGAGATTGGTGAGCAACTGATACGGCCAATGGTTGAGAAGTGGATATTGCCGGATGCAGTCAAGGAGCTTATCGAAGAAGATGAAATATACACGACATTCTCCCCGCAGGAACTCATGCTCATTGACGACGTTATTGTCAACAAAGCAGCTATCCGCAAGATGCTCGACAAGAACCTTGCTGGACAGCTGGTTACACCAGAGGAGCTTGAGATGGTCAAAGAGAGTACCCGCATGGCGCTACGCAAGGAGGGCAGCAAGCGTTCAATCACCAAGATAAAGAAGTGGCTCAAGAAGTCAGAGGGCACAGTGGTTATACATGTGACCGATGAAATGCGTAACAAGGCCGTACTGTTCGAGTCCTACGCAAACCTCCTGAACGCTCTTGCGCCGGAAGATCCACGACGTGATGCTGTCATTGACCGCATTATGGACTCAATCGGTGTCACAACTGAAGAACTAGAACTATATGCAGACCGGGCTGTGCCAACTGCACAGGGTAATCCACAGACTAATCCACAGATGGAAGTGGAACAATTACAAGCAGCGCAGTCACCTAACGCACCAGAAAAGGTCGCTGCCTAATCAGCTGGGACATGTACTCAGACAAAGAAAAAAAGCTCGCACGGGCACTGTTAGAAGACAAAGACCTGTGTGTATTACTCGAAAAGGTGTTTACCACCAAAGATGAATCGTTCAACCACTCTGTCATAGCAGACAAAACCAACGAAGAACTAGGTGAGTTGGTACGGGCAGACTCACTGGCAGAACAAAAGGTACTCAATCGCTGGCGTAACCTACAGTTGCTTGGTCAACCGGAACCCAGTGAATCCAAGAATCGAAAGCCACTAGACTAGGTGTGGTAGTATATGTGCAGTTTATTATGAGCACAAAAGCTCGATAAAAAATGATAATGGGACAAAACCCGCAAATGATATATGGAGGACAAAACCTACCAAGAAAATGATGATGTCTTCGATGAAGACGCAACCGTTACTAGCGATAATGACACCACCGATGCAGGAGAAGATTACAGCACGGCAGAGGGTGATGAATCGGAGGATGAAACCCTCACTCTCACCCAGTCAGAGCTCGACGAGCGAATCAAAGCCGCTCGAAAAGAGCAAGACAAGCGCTGGAAGGCGCGTCTTAAAGAAGCTGGTGCGGAAGACGGCCAAGAAGGTCGCAAAGAAGGCGGCAAAAAAGACCGCAAAGAAGTAGACGAGCGTTACGAACGCTTGGAGCTAAAGACTGAGGGCGTAAAGGACAAAGACCAGCAGGACTTCGTACTTGACTACGCACGGCTCAAGAACATCTCAGTCACCGATGCCCTCGCCACTAAGGTGGTACAGGCAGAACTCCGAGACATGCAAGAGACTACTCGCAAAAAGCAAGCAGTCCCAAGCAGTTCCTCCCGGACAGCCCAACCGAAGAAGGATGATGTCTCATACTGGGCCACACAGTTCACTGAAAAGGGTAAGCAAGCCCCAACCGTAGAAATGCGGCGAAAGGTACGCAAATACCTAGCAGGGAGCTAGACAAGCTGGGGGTTAGTAGAACACTACCAATAATTTACCCCTAACATGGCAAATACATTTGCTACAGACACCCACCGACAGATGTTCAAGGATGGTGTGCAGGACGAAATCCGCGCAGCTATCCCTATGGACCAAGTATCGGAGGTGAACACTTCGGATGCTGAGTACATCCACTACCGCTACAGTGCCGATGTCACCGCTGACAACACTACTGACGGTACTTACTCAACCAACGACTTCAGTTACAGTGATGACACTATCGCTGCTGACAACGAAGCTGTCTACGCAGAACTCGTCAAGCGTTCAGAACTTTCTGACTCTGGCGACGGCAAGGGTGGCTTCAAGCTCATCAACGACCGTGTAGACCGCCACAGCCGCGCTCTCGGTGTTGCTATCCACCGCAACGCATACCGCAAGACTGTTGACGGTGCTGGCCAGCTTCTCGACAACGAGGTACTTGCTGGCTCGGCTTCAGCTGGTACGCCAATCACCATGTCTTCTTCAAACCCAGACGAGGTGAGCACGAAGGTGTACGAACTTATGCAGAACGCTGGCCTCAGCCAGTCAGAAGGTCGCCCATACTTCATGGTTGACCCTGCAACAGCTCGCTTCATGAAGCTTCACCTCATGGGTGCTGGCTTCAACACCGCTGACGCACAGTACGGTCGCGGATGGCAGGTTGTTCCTAGCTTCGAGTACGACTATCTGGTCACCCCAGAAGTCGAGCACGAGCAGGTATGTAGCATTGCTACCAACCCAACCGCTGACGACACTGTAACTGTCAAGGGCGTGACCTTCACCTTCAAGGCGGCTCCTAGTGCTGCAGGTGAGGTTGACATTGCAGCGTCAGTTGACGGCACTCGCGCAAACCTTGCAGCTGCTATCAACGGCACGGGTACTCCTGGCGCTTCCACCTACATCGCTCTTAGTGCAGCAGATCGCTTGACACTCAAGAACGCAGGTGTGGTTGCAGTCAACGATGACACCGCAGACACCCTCACGGTTACTGCCTTCGGTTCAATCGGTGGCGCAGAGACCTTCACTGACGGTACAGACGCATGGGGCACTGAAAAGAAGGTGCTTCTCGCAGGTATTCGCAACACGACTCTGCTTCGTGTACCAGCTGGCGGCTTCACAATGGTCGAGAACGACGCATTGGAGGGCGACACTGGCGTACAGCTTCGTACTTCCCAGCTTCACAACGCTGGCGTATGGACCAAGAACGCAGACAAGATTGTTAAGACCTACGTTGTTGCCTAGCGCAACACTCACTCCTTACGGGGTGGGTCCTGAACGTCACCCCCAGCTTGCGTTCAGGACTTACCCCATAAGCATATGAGCATCACATTCAATGACACATCGACACGGCAAGGTTTAGTCCAAGACCTTCGCTTCCTGTCCGGGCAGGACAGTCTCTCCATAGAGGATGCAACACGTCTGCTGAACTTCGCAGTGGACGACTACTGGCATTTACGAGTAAGTGCGGCGGGTGAGCGTAAGCCCGACAGCACCACGTACACAGACCGACCATACGACACCACCTCAGTAGATGCAGACACTGACTCAATCGAACTAGACAATGACCATCTCATGATAGATGAGTTTCAGATTGACTATGACGGCAAGCGATACAAGCTGGACCGAATAAGTGCAACCAAAGAGGATGACCCGGTTGCGGAAACCTACGCGACCAATGGCCGACCAAAGTACTACGATGTAGTTGGGAACACGCTATATCTCTACCCAGCTACCGACGAAGCAATCACTGCTCACATCTGGTACATCCGGCAGTTCAAACACTTTGCCACCACTGACACTACCGTTGATATCGGTATTCCACAGGTACACGGGGGATATCTGAGCTTACGTGCGGCTCAGCGGCTTGGGTTCCGTACTGGTGACAGGCAAGGGTTAGAGGCCGAGCTGCGCCGTTTGGTGGAGCAAATCAAAGAGTTCAGCGGTATGCAGGACATGAATAGCGAACGACGTTTACAACCTAAGAATACTACTAAGTACGAATAATATGTCAGCGTTTTATAACTTCGGGAAAGGTGAAATCCTCAAGGCAAACATCGACCTTGAAAGCGACACCATCAAAGTGGCGTTCATGGACCCGTCTTACACACCAGACGTGGATTCTGAGCACTACTATTCAGACATTAGTGCAAACATAGCTTCTGGTTCTACAGACCAGACGCTTGCAAGCAAGACCGTCACAGTTGACGACACAAACAACCGCGCAGAGTTTGATGCAGCAGACCTGTCTATAGCAAATGAAACAATCACAGGTGGAACTGACATGATGGTGGTGTACAAAGACACAGGCACACCAAGCACGTCACCGCTCATCTGTTACATCGACATTGCCGAGGGAACAATAACGCCAATCGACGGAACACTAGCAATTACTTGGAACGCAGAGGGTATCTTCGCTATATAACATGGCTGTTGTTGTAGAAAGTACAAGTAGCGCCAACGTTGAGAACAGTAGTGACATTGTCATTACCAAGCCAACAGGACTTGCCGCAGATGACTTGATGATAGCGTTTGTCTGTGGTGAATCGTCAGGCACATTCACACCTCCAACTGGGTGGTCAACGTTATCCTCTGAGGGAGGTGTTAGAGCTACAGCGTTCTACAAAACAGCAACATCAGCAGATGCGTCTGCAAGTGACTTCACATTTGCTAAAGGTTCAGCTGGGACTGGGAGGGGAATCATGTACCGCATATCCGGCCACTCGACCACCGTGTCACTTGTTTACGATGAGGGGAATAACGCCTCCGTACTAGAAGGTGGCGTAAATCAGACAGCAAATATTGCAATGAGCGTGACTCCTTCTGTTTCAGACAGTTTGCTTATACATTTCTCCGGTAGTGTTGATGGTAGTGGTGACTATTTCAGTTCGAGCGGGACACCAACTATTACAGGTGGCACAAACCCAACATGGACTGAAGTGTCAGATGCATACCAGTGTTATAGCGGAGATTGCACCTCAGCAGCATCAGCGTATGGCACATACGACAGCACCACTGAAATCACTCAAGTAAGCGTAGCATACGGAATACCAGCGGCTGACACCATAAACCCTCACCACATACTCGCAGTTGTTACTCCGGCGGTAGATGGCACTGGCACAACTGAACTTCTCGAAGGCACACCAACAACATTTGAACCAACCGCGCAAGTTGGAACCACAGGAACAGCAACATTGTTGACACAGGAACCGACAGTACAAGCCCCCGGCGCAAGAGTGCGAGAGGAAGCAAACTGGAACAATGTGTCAAAAGGTAGTGATACATGGACCAACGACCAAATATGAACCCGCTAGAAAAGAAAATCGAAGAATTACAGGCACAGATTGACCTCATGCGACGTGGTGAAGACTTGGAACTAATCGAAAATGTGCGCCGTCGCAGTTTGGGTGATGTGGTTCTGTCCGGTACGTCAGACGCAGCAAGTAACATAACAAAGTCTGTTGATGAAGGTGGTGCAGCAACCTACAACGTCACAAAAGAACCTGCGGCAGCACAGCGGATAACGATAGACGGCACTGAATACTACATAGCACTGTTCAACTTATGAGCACATACAAAGTACCAGATGAAAGGGGATGGCTACAGGTCGGCATGGGTGACCTGTACGGAAACCTTGTTGCAAGTAAGAATGTCGATACCACCACAAGCCCCGGCAAACTGAAGCTCGCACGCCCTCTCAAACAAGTAGCAACCGCCACTACATTGACTGATGACCATGTGGAGGGCTTTGCAATGCTTGATGAGAAAATGTACGCGGTGACTGACTCTGACTTATATAGCGCGTCTGCTCCCTATACTTCATGGTCCACTGAAGACATCACACCTGCAAATGCACAGGACATTGTGGCGTATGACGGGCAATTGGTCATCACAACTGACGACGACCTTGATGCATACGACGGTTCTACATACACATCAGACTGGTGGACAAGTGCTGGTGGGACATCCCTCACCAATGCGTCTGTGACCAAGTGGCCGCACATACTTGAAAGCAACCCAATAGAAAAGGAAGTGATTGTCACCGACGTAAATAAAGTCCGGTCATATAACGGAGCAATCTCAGGCGGTGGCTCGTTCTTCACCTGCACACTCCCGGACCAGTTCGTCGCAACGTGTATCAAGCGAGCAATACGAAAACGCTGGATTGGTACATACACTGAGGATGGCGAGCAAGCAATGGTATTCGAATGGGATGGTGGTGCGGCAAAGGCAACAGACGGCTTCCCTGCTGGTGGTAAGGCGGTACTTGCAATGGAGCTTGTCGATAACGCACCCCTTATCGTCAACGAACGTGGCGAGATAAAGCTGTTCAACGGCGCTGGATTCACCACTAAGGCCCGATTTCCGTTCTCTCTCAAACCTGTTTTCGCAGACGGCGTTGAAACCGGACTGATACAAAAGAACAACTCTAGTCGCCCAATCCATCCGAAAGGTATGAGGCGACAGGGTAACAAGGTCAAGATCAGCGTTGGATATGCAGACGTGAACGACAATGACCTCCCGGTTGATGGAAACACTCCCGCAGGTATATGGGAACTCAACCTTGATACATGGTCGCTCACACACTCCGCTAGCCCAAGCAATGACTTCGTGGTGCGTAAGACTGGACCGATTATGCTCATCGACGATGATGCTGGCCGTATTGTTGCGAGCTTCACTCGAAACGTATCGTCAGATGAAGAAGGGATATGGATTGAAGACCTTGGAGATACAACAAATTACGGGTACTTCGTGACCTCAGAAATGCCCGCAAAAAGTGTGCTCGACGTGTTTGACCGGGTATACAACAAGGCCGTTATGGGTGATTCAGATGAGGTGGTAGTCAAGTATCGCACCAGCACGAACGTCAACCTGCCGGTGTACGCAGAAGATGTAGCTTGGACCGGCACAACAACATTCAACACAACAGAAGACCTCTCAAATGTAAGTGTTGGAGATGAGGTGGAGGTGTTGAGTGGTCAGGGTGTAGGCCGGCTGGCACACATCACAGCCCTCGAAGCAAGTGCGTCAGTGTATACTGTAACTGTTGATGAGGCGATTGGTTCCGATACTGCAACATCAACGGTCAAGTTTGACAACTTCAAAAAGATACCCACGACATTTACCGCGTCTGACGGCGAACTGAAGTCACTCGGCATCGGTGCAGCCGGTACATGGTGTCAACTCAAAATAGAGCTACGCGGCTCCAATGGATATCCCGAATATAGAGAGGTGCTAGTCAACTCGAATAATAAAGAAACATTATGAATCCCGAACCAATCGAAGCAGAGGAAGTGGTAAAGGGTGCGCAATCACCAGAAGTCCCGCCACTACAACAACCGCAAACGTCAGAAGACTTCAACGCTGGGCTTGAAACAGTCGTGCAAGATAGCAACGACGGTTTGGTTCGTGCTGAAACAGATGCAGCACGACAACGTGACGACATTTGGAACCGCATACAATCCACATCAGACTTCAACTCCGGTGACGTGATGCAACGAACGTTCGATGACTCCATTATGGGGATGACCGGACAGTCCTCAGCAGACTTCATGGGCCGATTGCGTGACGAAAACACGAAACTTGCACAGTTACAGGCCAAGTTCCGGTCTGCACAAGCACAGGTGCAAGATGCACAGGGCACAATGGGTGGCCAGATTGGTAAGTTCGGTGAAATAGACCGCCAAAAAGCGGTAGAAGTGGGAAATCAGGCCATGTTGGTCCAAGCAATGCAGGGAAACTACGAAACAGCCCGACAGATAGCCCTCGATACGGCCCGGTTTGCTTCAGAAGACAAACGACTTGAACTAGACAACCTCATTGCACAGTACAACGCAATCTCTGAAATCGTTACAGGGCAAGAAAAGCAACTCATAGACCAGAAAAAGGCAGAAGCAGAAGCAGAAAAGGCAGCACTTGAACGCTCACAGGCAGCTATAGACGCAGCGATCATGTCCGGGGCGGCCACAACACAAGAAATGGCCCAACTGAACTCAACAACGGTATCAGATGAACAGAAACAAGCCCTTGCACAGTCGATTGTGGCTCGTGGAACAGCACAAGACCGAGCTATGGATATGGAAGACCGGGCGCTTGACCGCAGGTATCGCGAAGCACAAATTGCCAACACATACGACCAGATTCAAGCGCGTCGGGATGCTCTTGCGGCCGAGATTGGTGACGAAAACATACCAACGTACAGCGAGGGTGAAGCTCTTGCAGCGGTAGATAGCATACAGACGATTGACGCACTCAAAAGCCATCCGGGTCTCAATTCATCGGTTGGCCCGATACCCGGAACACGAATTGCGGTTGCTGACCAGTTAGGTGCAAAGGATGACTTCATTGCCGAAGTTGACCGCCTCACAAAAGACCTCACATTAAAGAATCTCATTAGTGCGAAAGAACAGGGAGCCACCTTTGGTGCTCTCAGCAACGCAGAACTTGCCCTGCTCTCAGAATCAGCGACAAAGATAAACAACTGGCGACGTGGTGAGAAGAACGCTGAGGGAATCGTCATAGAAACGGAGTACTACGACGCGTCTGAGGAAGACTTCAAACGTGAACTCGACAAGATAAGCAATTATCGAAAACTTGATTATGTTCTTCGGGGTGGCGCACCTGAAGCAGTCAACATTGTCGTCACAGATGATGGCCATTACTACGCAGAGAACAGTGACGGTTCACTAGAACAATTACGCTAGTATGAAAACACTCACACGAGAACAGTTCCAAGAACTATACGGAGAAGAAACGTTAGGTCGATTTGGTCGGTCTAGTCCTGATTTGTCATTTTTTGAAGACCTGAAGGGTGATTTTAGCGAAATGACGCAAGAGTTTGATGCAACAAATCAAAAATACGGCACACAATACGCCCAACGTGAGATTGGACAGCCCGGTATCTCAGATAAGACAGACTTGAGAATGCACAAACTTGGCGACATCGGTGGAGCGTTTTCAGATCATCTATTCAGTAGTATTAAGGGCATCGGCAAGATGTTTCTGCCTGAAAAAGCAGAACAAGCAACCGGAGAAGCAATACAACGGGGTATGGGTGCAACAGTAAACGCTTTTGATAAGGCGGGTGATGTTGCGATTGGTGTTGGCAAGGCGGTACTGCCAGAAAGTTACACCCGCAAAATGAGTAGCGGTATGGATGAACTGGCAGATAGACTTGGTTTGAATGATGACTTGAGTAAAACGCAATGGGAAAACTTTCAAAACAAACACCCTGATGCCGCTGAAATCATTAAAACTGAGGGAAACTTTCTTAAGTTTTTTGCTGATGTGGTTGGGGTAGGCATAGCGGGTAAGAGTACAAAGGTGGCTGGTGAAATATTTGACCAAGGCATTGATGCCACGAAAGCAGCAACAAAACAAGTCGCAACACAAGCAGCTGCAAAAGCTGATGATGTAACACGAACAGTTACAAATACCGCACGAGCCGGTGGGGGTGTTGTTGGTGATACCGCAGAGTTCGCGGTACGACAGGGAACAGGGTTGGGTGCAGATGACGTACTTACTATCCTACGAGACCCAAAGAAGTACGAAGCCGCAGTCAAAGAAGGACTAGATGCAACCTCGATTGCAAACCAAATCAAAAAAGCAGTGGATGATATTCGGTCTACCGCAGCAGATGTCGGTAAGACATATGCACCTATACGAAAGTCAGGTGCAGAAGTCACACTCCCGGCTGGATGGCTTGGCTCACAGATAGAGCGGTTTGGCTACAAAGTGGCCGACGGTGTTGTCGAGGCGACCACCAAGGCAAAGTCGCGGGCAGCGGGTGATGTAAACGCACTTCAGAAGCTCATGGATGACTGGGGTGGACGCACAACTATTGATGCAGATGAGTTCCTGAACTTCCGTAGTGATCTTGCCGCAGCAGCACGCTATGACAAGCTAGGTGCATCGAAACCAGTGGAAGCTATCACCAAAAGCATACGCAGTGAACTCAACAGTGGATTCCGAGATCAGATAAAGGGATTGAAGGGTATAGACGCAAAGAACACCGCGCTCCGCAAAGAACTGCAAGCCATAGACCGTTTGTTGTTCGACAAGGCGGGCGAACTTCGTGATGTAGATATCAGCAAGATATTTAACTCAACTAACCGTAATCGCCAACAGGTCATAAAGGTCTTGAAGAAGGTTGACCCTCAGATTGAGGAGAAAATAAGACTCGCTCGCACAATTCGAAACGTCGAAGACGCAACAGGCAACAAGGTCGGCATGTACATCCGAGGTGGTGTTGGTGCAGGTATTACGGTGGCCAATCCGGTTGTTGGGTTGCTTGCTTTGATGGCTGCAAACCCAAAGATATTCGTGCGATTCCTACTGTGGACTGGCAAGCGATACCCCGGCCTTGCAAAAACGCTGGAGCGTGCGGCAACCAAGGCCAAGAAAGGACAACCGCTGACAAAGGGTGAAACGGAAGCGGTCAACATAGCTGTTCAGCAGTCAGATGAAACGATGGAGAAGTTTATACGCTCCGATAATGAAGCAATGGGTGTTGTGGGCGGTATTGGCATGGATGAAGAAGGCAACCTGACATTCAACCCACTTGGAGCAGCAGTCGGTATGGGGGCAATGCGAGCAACCCGTGGTGCTGGCTCTAACCGATTTATACAAGACAAGAAGACCGGGAAAATGATGGGAAGTGGTCGCAAGGCAACAACGTTGTCTGATTCTGTGCCTATAACATTGGCAGCAGAAGATGTTGTACAAAGACTCACAGGTCCACAGCTAAAAGAGATTAGGGACTTTGTTGAAGAAGGAATCAAAACAACAACAACGGGGATTCCTATGCTAACGAGCAAACAAAAAGCAGGGCTTTCAAAGCTTCGCCAGATGGATATTGAGTACCCGACAAATGTGAAAGACCTCAAGGCATGGATGCGGGAAATTGTTGAGGAGGCAGAAAGAACAGGCGCGTATCGACAAATACCAGTAGAGTCAGCTAAACGCTAACCACGAGTCAAGAATGCGCGAAGTATGGTCCACGCAATACCAAATCCAATAAGACCAGCCCAAACCAACAGCGCACCCGGAACAGATAGTGCGAGTACTATGATTGCAAGGCCGATAAACGCAAAACTTTGATTGTTCATATACTTGCAACGTACCACTTAACCGTAACACGTCAAGCTACTTATCCACATCATGTATAATAAACCCCACGAGGTATGAATGAAAAACAATTACTGAAAAAGCTGGCGATCATGCAGTCAGACCCCTCACTTGGGGTTCAGCTGAAGGATGAAGAACTGGCTGAAATACTTGTCCACGTCTTTACCTACATCAAAAAGGTCAATCAAGATGTAAGCAAGGGGGTTCTCCGTGGTCCACAGGGTGAAGCTGGGCGCACGCCGGTAGCAGACAGGGATTATCTCTCCCTCGCATCAGCAGAAAAGGGTATCAGGAAGCTCTTTGAGCAAGCCAAGAAAGAAATCAAGAACGGTGTGGACGGTAAGGATGGCCGTGACGGTAAGGATGCTGAAATCACAGATGAACAGATACAAGAAGCGGCAGAACGTGCATACGCACTCATACAGCTTCCAAACTTTGAAGAACTGCTCACTCAAGAACCAGAGTCAATCAGAAACGCCCTAGAACTCCTGCAAGGCGACGAACGCCTTGATATGGGGGCTATCAAGGGCCTAGAACAGACCATAAACGACTTACGCAGTGCAGCAGAACGGGCTGCTATGACCTCTGGTGAAGGAGGTGGTGGTGCGTCCCGTAACTTCGTTATTGACCTCGTAAACCGCGAAATTGCAGGTCTCGAAGCACTTCCCGAACAATCCGGTAATTCCGGTAAGTTCCTCACCACAGACGGATCGACCGCTTCTTGGGCGACGCTTGCAGGTGGTGGTGATATGGCGACTGCAACCTACGACCCTACAGGCGTTGGTGCTGATGCGTTTGACGTAGACAACCACGTTGATGGCACTACCAATAAGGTCTACACCGCAACAGAAAAGACCAAGCTCGCAGGAATTGAGGCAAGCGCTACGGCAGACCAGACAGGTGCAGAGATAAAGGCAGCATACGAGGCCGAAGCAGACACAAATGCTTACACGGACGCAGAGAAAACAAAGCTCTCAGGTATAGAAGCAAGTGCTGACGTAACCGATGCAACGAACGTAGCAGCAGCAGGTGCAGTGATGAACACAGGCAACGAAACGATTGCGGGAGTCAAGACATTTTCCAGCGACCCTATTGTTCCCGACGAGGCATACGGTGCTGGATGGAACGGCAGCAACGAAGTCCCCACCAAGAACGCTGTATACGACAAGATTGAAACGCTTGGCGGTGGTGGCTCTGGCGACGTATCAAAAGTTGGCACACCAGCAGACAATCAAATTGGTGTATGGACAGGTGACGGCACAATAGAGGGTGACGCAGACCTCACGTTTGACGGCGACACACTCTCTGTGACACGCAACGGCAACGGTGTGACGGCACAGTTCATCAACGATGTAGCAAGTGGCAACACAGGTGCTGGTATGGCTGGATACAGTGATGATGGTGCGGCCACAGCATCAGGCACACGACTTGGTTACTTCCTCTTCGGTGGTGCAAATGACGGAGCAAGCACAATGGCAAACGCAGCAATGGCTTCAGCATACGCCACCGAGAACTGGAGCGGAGTACAGAACGGTGCAGAGCTACGGTTTGAAATTACGAACAACGGCGCGACCTCACGCTCAGAGGCACTGCGCATACAGCAAGACGGCAGCATCTCAATGGACGGTGGCACAACGAGTATCACGGCAACAGAACTCAACAAGCTCGACGGTATCACTGGCACGATACAGGTAGAACCTGCTGAGGGTGGTTTTGCAGACGGCGACAAGACAAAACTAGACGGCATCGAAGCAGGTGC